ATAATATGTACCCTCAAACTTGTTGCCGGTCTTTGGCTTGTCAAGGTTGACTTCCCAGACATCAAGAAGTGATCCATTCAGAATTGCGCTCTTCAGCTTTGGAAGCATTGGGTCATTTGCGTCCATCAGAGAAGTTGCTGTCAGTTCAAGTTCTGCTACAGAAGCACCTCTTACAGAACCATCCTTGGTTGCTGTTGCGTCTGCATCAGATGAAATCGACAGTTCATTCTCTGTGGTGAATGCGATCCTTACACCATCAACTGTTGCTGATTCTGAATTAAGGCGGTACATATAAATAAGGTTTTTACCTGTTACTGCGCTCATTAATTCTGTCCTTTCTTTGAATAAGTGAATCGCAGACTTGACCACCCATGCATAAGTGGTGGTGTGGTTGTATTGTCTGCCATTATCTGCTGTTCTGTTTCGTTACGGATAAGTGACCACTTGTAGTTAGAGGTTTCCTTGAGAGTACCGCCCACATTCATTACATTGTCCATCATCTCCGACAGCGTGCCACGTTTCTTCTCATCGTTGTGCCATATATGCACAATCAAAGTCACATAGCCGTAATCCTGTGATTTGGCACTCCCAAACTGCTGTCTTGTATCAGCAAGATAATAAAAAGGATACTGTGTACCCTTTGGCGGTAATTGACCGTCATAGGCATTTAATTGCGTCTTAAAGTATGTGAATAGTTCCTGTTGTGCTGTCATTTGTCTGTCACCTTGTCCAAGTCACCTAAATACTGCGGTCTTACCCGCTCCAAGGATGGATCTAATATAGGTTCTGCACTCATATATCTTGTGCCGTACTCTGTATAAGGGTTGTAGTTCATGGTTGCACCCACAGCCACAGTTAAACCACCATCTCTTACCTCTGTATTGATTGACGATGCTGTGTCACCTGTGGAATAACCTTTCACATAGGCATGGGTTGTCTGCTCTTTCATGTACCTGTTCAGCCTGTCACCATTGGTTTTTACGATGCGCTTGACATCATCCATAGTGACGTTAGGCTTCAAGGCTTTCACAAACTCATTCATGCCATTCAGCTTTACATTGATACCGCTCATACTCTGTGAAGCACAAATACATCCTTGACTCTTTTAGGTGCTATGTAATCTACTTTGTACGCTTTGCCATTAATCACAATGTCTGTGTAATCATCTGTTATGTGGTTCTGGAATCTGGCTGTGATTGAGTCTTGCATGACTCCCCCATACACCAAAGTCATCATGCGCTCTGTTGTGTTATCAACACTCGCATAGTGTGTCACTTCATTTACCACACTACTTGAGTAATTCCCTGTTGATTCATCATAGACATCTGCCATCTTCACAAACCTTACAGGAGTATCGAATCTCATATAAATTTCAATCTCCCTACATAGTTGGATTCTTCCTGCTGTGCTGACCATGCATTGATCTCGGCAAGGTATGGCTTAAAGTCATCCTCACTATTCCATGTCATGGATTCACCCTCAACATTGTGACTTGATAATCTCTCGCTACCTATCCTGTTGAATCTGACTATTGATACCTCTACTACTATGTACTCAAGTTCAGACGGCACAGCAGAAGTTCCAAGCCTTAACTGCAACCTCTGCTGTGTCATGCTGATGATTGTATTGAGTAATGAGGTAACCTCTTCTGTTGGGTCACTTATGCCAAGTAATATCAATACCTGTTCTAACATAGGCTACCTCTTTCTGTGATTAGTTGGTGGAGATAGTTCCCTTGACTACTCCTGCAAGTTCCTCTGCATAGAATTTTACGCCTGTCATCAGAAGTGTTTCGATTGATGCTCTCTCAAGCACTCTGCCATGAGTGATGCCTACAAGACCTGTTTCATCTGCTGTCAGTTCAAATTCCTGTCCTACTGCACCATTAGCAGGTACATACGCACAATGCAGGTTCTCTTTAGCTGTGGAGATTACAGTACCTGCTGTGAGGGATGGGATGATGAACAGAGTACCAAGACCAAGGAAATCCTCTACATAAGTCATGCCGAATGCTGTCTGCATGGTGATTGAAGCTGTGCCAAGATAACCTGCTACATCTGTGCTTGATGCAAAGTGTACAGGCTCTGCATCTGCATCCTCATAGTATGTCTGAAGTGCATTCCAGTTGTTTGCAAGCTGTTTCTGAAGATTGTTACCTGCGGTTGCTGTGCCTGTTCCTGTTGCAAGGAATGTGTTGAAATCAGACTTGATGTCTGCTCTGATCGCACGAATAAGCGCACGGTCTGTATCATAGATAGCATTCTCTCTGCCACTCTTCTGGATAGCTTCTGCTGTGGTCAGCTTTCTGAATTTCTTCAGAGTCATGGTAATAGGTGTTCCTACTCTCTGTGTTTCGGTAAGACCGATTTCAACACCCTCTGCGACCTGCGCAGGAATGTTGCCCTTAACGCTTGACTTGTACACATTGATTGTGTTGCCCTCTGGTACTGCGTCCATTCTGCTGATACCAAGAATTTCAGCAAGCGCACGATAGCTGTTGTGAAGTTCGTTTACGAGATCGATTGAGATTGCCGGTGCAATATCTGTCGAAACAGTTGTGTTAGTAATTAATGCCATGATTAGTTCCCTTTCTGAAATAAATCCATATTCTCTTCAATTGCTTTAAGCCGTTTGTTAGGGTCTTTGATTGCAAAAATCTGTTCCCTTGTAAGAGCAGATGTACTACCTTTCTTTGGGTTGCCACCTGCAAGCTGTGCCTTTACGCCTTTGTCAATCTCTTCCTTGAGCATCTTGCTGAATGCCTTGACAGCATCATTGGTCTGCTCTGCATCGGAAGTGACAAGTACACCTATAAGCGCATCAGATACATTAAGACCATCATTGGCAAGCATATGCCTTGCTGTGGTCATCATCTCTGACCGGCTCTTCTCTGCCTTGAGTGCATCAAGTTCCTTTTTGAGTTCAGATACCTCATAGTCATAGCGTTCTTTCTCATTCATCTTGGCAAGCTTTTCAGCTTCAGCTACTTCCTTTTCACGCTTCTTCTGTTCTCTTGCAAGTCTGTCCTGTACGATCTTGTCTACTTCAGCATCTGTGTACTTCTTTTCTGGCTCTTTGGCTTCTGCTTTAGGTTCTGCCTTTTCTTCTACTGTAGTTTCTACGTTCTGCTCCATCTGCTCGTTTTCGTTCATTGTTTTGTCCTTTCTTTTAAGTTGTAAGCTAAACTACCCATAGCTTTTTAAGTGTTCAAGGCTTGCACTAATTCCCATAGCTTTTAGTGTCATCAATGCTTGGACATATAAAAAAGCACCTACTTGAAGTGCTTTCTGTACCAATTTCTCTGCTGTGTTGGTGTCATCTTATTCCATTGTTCTGTTGTACCGCCTTGGTTCAGCCATTCAAGCCACATATTATATTCTGACTCGTCAATGTATGGTGCGGTTGTGCAATGGCAATTAGGATGTATAGGTGGTGCGTTCTCACCCTTTTGTGCTTCAGCTACCGCAAAGTCTTTGTTGTTCAAGGCTCTGCATATAGGACAGGCATTGCGGTTCACAGCAAGGAATACATATCTGTCGATACCTTGTCTTCTGTAACTGTTCATTGCAACATCCGTCTGGATGCTACGCAGTTCAGTTCTTATCAACCGCTCTGCATTGTACTTGGATGTGTTGAATTTCTTTCTGATTCTCCTTGCAAGTTCAGTTGAACCGATACCGGCTATAAGACCTTGCTGAAGTGCAGATGCTATCTCATTCTTGAGTGCCACCATATGCGTCCATATCCTCTGTGAGAATGTCGCACCCTTGAATGATCCATTGACAGCTTCTTTGGCTCTGCTTACTGTGTCGGCATTGGTCAGAGTCTCGCCAAGTATACCTGCCTGTCTTGTCACTTCCTTGGTTGCTCGGTCTGTGGCTACTCTCTCATAGAATCCGTCTATGTCATTGAAGCCACCTACAAGGTGAATGCCTATCCTTGCTTTCAGCATCTCAAGTCTGTTGATCCGCATTGTAGCGTTGTAAAGTCGCATCTGTTCATTGGCTAAATCAGAGAAGTCTTTGTCTGCCACATACTGTTTGGCTAACCTCTCATATTCATCCATGTCAATCTTGCTTACACGCTTCTTGGCTTCTGTGATGTCTATGCCCTCTGCATCTGCGTACCTGCCATAGAATCTTTCTATCTCGGTTTCACACCATTGGTACATATCTTCATATACCTTGTTGATGTCAGATGCCATTGCATCTTCTTCACGCAGATACTTGTTTCGGACTTCCCATTCACGATTAGACCAATATGACCTGCCGTTATTGTATTGTCTCTGCCAATAGTTTCTTACTGTTGCCATTACTCAAATATGTTGTCAACTACGCTTGGCATCTGCTCTGCTTCTAACCTCTCAACCTCATCCTTGACATTATCCACAACAGACAGCACCTTAAGCTGTGTTTCTTTACTTACAATGCCCTCAAGGTTCTTTGCTACTGTTGCTTCACTCTCTACGTTTGCAGGATAGTTAGGTGTAAAGTGTATATCAAGATACTTCCATGCATCCTTTGGTACTCCATGCATCTGTGCAACAGGGGATGAAAAGATAATCTTGTATCTCTCGATCATTGACGATGTGAAACGCCTTGCCTTTGATACAAAGAGGTTGCTCATTGCTTCAAGCTTGTATCTCAATGCGATGCCAGAAGCTGTGCCAAAGTTCTCATCACTTATGTTTGCCACCATTGATGTAACGAATATATCTGTCTTGAGTCTGTCCAGAAGATGCTCCTGTGTTTCATCACTTGATGGTTTTTCCATGAATTCAACAATAGGGTAGTTGCCCTCTGATATATCACCATCAAAGTTGACTACCCTTGTTCTTCTGATGTGGAATGTGTCATCATCATCTACGGATGCACCAATGACCTTTAAGTAAGCATCAGCAAAGTAATCAACATCGTTCGCCTTTTCGGATAATGCTTTGTTGTATGCATTGATGGCAGGTAATGCTGATTCAAACAGACCCATGCGCTCATCATTACTTAAATACTCAACAGCAGGTACATAACCGAATCCATGAATGTGTTCATCATCCTCAAAGTGATACTCACCACCCTCATACCAGAAGTGGCGCACTATCTTTGAATCGGAATATGATCCGTACTCATTGCCATCCTCATCCTTGTAATAACGAATGAAGAACAGAGGTCTTTCCAGAATAGAATCATCACACAGCATGAATGCTTCTGTATCACTCAAGTAGGTGATGCCTGTTTCACCATCTTCCTTGTTGTAGTACATCTCCCATGAAGAACCGCAGATGTCAGCTAACTTACTTACCTCTGCATTGAGGTTGTCACCATCATTTTCTGCATCAAGCAGGTCAATGTACTCTGATACTGTTTCATCTTCTGTGTCTACCTTGACAGGTATTCCAATGAAGAATCCATTGAATGTATCTGTGATGTACTTGGCATAGTTGACAGCTATTCTGTTGTCTGGCTTGCCATCCATCTTTGGTGGTGCAAGGAATATTGGATATTTGTTGATGTAAGCATCCATCAGCGGTCTTGCACTTCTTGCTACATACTGTTTGTGTTTTCCAATATACTTGCCCAACAGTTCTTTGGACATCTCTGTGTCATATGGTATGTGGTAAATCATATTCCCCTATGTACTCCCTTGTTCAATGTCATAGGCTTCTTGCCCATCTGTCTAATTGCACTTGCTAATGAGTCTGGGCAATCATCGTGTGGTGCGTGTTCGTTATAATCCAGAATCTCTGCTATGTATTCTGGGTCTGTGTCCTCTGTAAAATAAACCTTGCCCCAATTCTCCTTGAGGTAGGTGCTTATCTTTATGTGCTTGTTCATTCTCTCATGGTAGGTCTGTGCAAGATCCCCATGATTCTTCAGTTCCTTTGCCAAGTACCCTTTGTCTGCGTTCTTCTCACACCATGTTGTACCTGCCCTGTATTTGGCTTTTAAGCGCAGAATGTCAGCTAAACAATCATCCACATGTTTTTGGTACTTCTTGCCGTATACGATGAAATTACCATTCTTGATGCAGAGGATTGTAAGTGCTGTGGAATCTTCCCCACCATAACCGGCATCAATGTGCGCTATGCCATCCATAGGCAGGTCTTGTGTGAATTTGGCATCTGAAAACAGCGCATTCTCATCTGCTATATGTTTGAGCATATAGTTCGCATAGAAAAGACTTGGTGACATTGAATCACGCAGGTGTGCTATCTCTTCATCCGACATCAAGCCTGTGCTTTTGCAATCATACTTCTTTATGTTCGGCATCAAGCTGAATGCATCGTCTTTATGCCAAGGTGTACCTGTATTAAGGATGCGCCCACCTCTGTTCTTTACGTTCTGAAGTTCTTGGTACATCAGCTTGGTGCGTTCTCTTTCAGCCTTGCTGATTCTATCCTTAATGTTAACAATATCATCTGTCAGAATAACATCTGCGTGTTTGCCGGTGAGTGACGCACCAATACCGAACCCTCTTATCTGACAAGCACCACTTGCATCTGCCCTATAGCTTGTGTCTATCTCATTGTTGGTTGACTTTGTTACCACAAGTGACTTGCCATCATGTAATGCTTTTGCTATCTCTTGCACAGCACCACTATTCAGAATCATGTCAACCTGCTTGATAACTTCTGTTACATCATCGTCTGTCTTACGCAGAAACAGCAATCTCTCCCAAGGTCTTGTAATTGCGGTCAATGCAATGTAAAGCGCATCTATGGTTGTCTTGAAGCTACCTCTGTGTGCTTGCCTTGTGAAGTCTGCTTCAGCAAACAGCATTTCTTTAAGCCATGTGTTATGGATCTCTTTTAAATCATCGAACCCAACATAATACCCTATCCTTGCAGGATTATTCTGTATCAGTTGTATTGCCTGTTCGTAAGTCATTGTAAGCCATGTCCTGTCTTAATCTATCGAGTGACCTGTCCTCATTGGTCTTTATCTCTACTTTCTTTTCAGCAACATAACCGGCTCTGTCGAGTAGATCCACAGCACACTTGATTCTGTCAGAGTCTTTTGCTTCATCATTGTTCATGATTTTCACAAGGACATTGAATGCTGACGATGCTTCTTTTGCCATTCTGCTACGCAGGTCTTCTGCCATTTGGCTTTTGACTTCCTCAACCTTTTTCATAACTTCGTCATTTTTCGTCAACCTATAGCCTTGGTTACCTGCGTGTTCTTCTGAATAACCGGCATTCTTTGCAGATTGCGTTGCGCTGTTGCCCTGTGCATATTCAATTGCAAATCTTTCCTGTTGTTCTGTCATAGTGTTTCCCCCCATAGCAAAAGGACAGGCTTTTACACCTGCCCTATGCGAAAGGAGTTAGTAAGTATTGTATAAGGAGAAATTGTCTATGGATGCATAAATTTGACTCTATCTCTTATACTTGATTTCTGTTCTTCTGTTAAGGTCTGCCAGATGATGTCAGCAAGGTCTTGCCTTATTAATACTTTCCATTGTTCTCTGTTTCTTCTGTAGATCACAACAGGAAGTTCACCATGTCTGGCATCATCTTCAGCTTGTTTCATCCACTTCTCATCATAGACCTTTTCTTGTCTTTTACATTCGATGTGGATGCCCTTAACTCCGATTACATCAGCATCACCATTAGATCCAGAATACTGTTGACCTCTTCTTGCATCAAGGTGACCTTGGTTGCGTAGAAGCTGTGCAAGTTCTCTTTCACCGCTTGCGCCTTTGGCTCTGCTGTTAATCTTTGATGTGTTCATAGTTCTCTCCAATTGATGTGGTTCGTTTCTCTATACTCAAGCACCTTGTCTATTGCCTTTGGTATCTTCTTGGCATCTTTGTCCAAGTCATCTGTAGATAATCTGATAATCTCCCAATGCACTCCAAGTTCTTTCTTTATAAACTTGTCACGCTGACTATCAAACTCTTTCCTGTGCTTGTGCCGTTCTCCATCAATTTCAAGAACAACCATGTAGTCTGGTAGCAGAAAGTCTACTTGATACTTGCCTACCTTGTACTGCATCTTTGAATAGATACGATTCTGTACAAGGACTATGGCGGTTAATATCTCATAGGATGAATCTGCCTTATCAATGTTATCTTCAAGGAAGTCATGTACTACTTCAATGGCATCCTTGTATGCGTACATATTAGTGTTTTGGTTCTCAAGAATCTTGACAGCCTTGCGGAACATTTCACGCTTTCTTAATCTCACATAAGTCTTGCGCTCTTCAGTTTCTGCTTGCTCAAGTTCCTTGTAGCACTTATCACAATAACATCTGCGCTTTTCGGATAATGGTGGCTCTACCCAAATCTTATACTGTAATACAGGTTTAGTTCTTGTAGCAGGTTCACCGCATATCCAACATTTTATACTCATAGAATCTCCATCCTTTCAGTACAGTTATTAGGTTCTCCAACCTCTGCCCTTTAGGGCATTTTAATTATAAAAAATATTTTTTGTAGTTTCCGTAAGGTCATGTAAGGTGTTTAGCAAATTTTGCTACAATTTGTTCGATTGATATGCTTTCACCTGTCAACGCTTCATGTGCTTTCTTCAATGCCAGTGCATCACGATAAGACATCCCGTGTTCTTCTCTAAACTTCTTCTGCCATTGCTTCTGATATTCACGCATATACTCTTTTCTATCCATGCTTAACTCTCCTTTTCTCTGCCTTGCGTATACGCTTCTCTTCCTTGACCTGCTCTGCTCTTCTCTGCAAGATGTTTGCTACTTTCACATTGGTTGCAGGTTCGGTCTTTGGCTCATACTGTTTGCAATAACATTGCGATGTATACCATCGTGCTTGTTTTTTGATCTCACAGTAATGGCTACATACATCTGCCCTTGTGCCTTTGTTCTTGCCTGTGGCTTTGAATATAAGATGCTTGCAGGTGTTGCACTTCACATTGCCTTTCTTCTTTGGTGCGTACTCTATGCCTTGCATAGACACCCCATGCTTACCTCTCATACTTAACTCTCCTTATACTTTTAGTTAACTATCATCCCATTAAAAAACGGATGTCATTTAATGCCTTGCCATGTAACTCACCACGCACATACTCTTCTGTGTAAGATATATCATCTGCTATGTCTTTCCATTCTTTGTCTTGGATGTATCTTTCAAAGAGTAGTTGTCTGTGGTTTGGATCTGTTACCTTGTCGATTGTTTCCAGAACCTCTGCCATGATTTCTTCTGCCACCTGCTTCTTGCTTCTCTTGGTCTGTAGTTTGTCAGCCATGATTGCATGAAGTTTTGTCTGCCGGTCTTGCACAGTTCCTTTAGGCATCCCATCATTGTTTGAGGTTGCTGATGTAAGCTGTGTCCAGAGTTCTTCTATTTCGACATCAAGGCATCTAACCTCTTCCATCATCTTTTGATATTGTTTCAGATACTCTTTTGTTGTCATCTGTAAAACCATCCCAAGTTACATCACCATCTTGTTCTATCTGCGCTTTATAGCACCGGCTACAATCCTGTGGACAAAATTCGCCCTCACACTTCCACGCTTCATACGCATAAAGCTTCACACTCATCTAATCACTCTCCCTTACTACTATCAGTAGTGCTATCACCACTACCATTAGCCACATTACTGTGTTCATGCTTCACCATCCATTCCAGAATATGTCCTAATGCTACCGCTATCCAATAAATGTATCTGTCTTGCCAGATGTCTTGTCTGTGGACTAATCTTTCTGCGATTATGTCCATTCTTTCTTTGTCTGTTCTGTATTTGCTCATAGTGTTGTTTGGGGAGATATACCGCTCCCCATCGGTTTCCCTACTGTTATCCAAAACTGTGAGTGATCCCAGAGGATTTACCTGCCTTTCTTTTCATCACGCTCACAGTAATTGGCTATTTCCATCCGCAATCCGTCTGCGGAGTATCTTTCGGTGCATAACCGCTCGGAACACAATAGTCATCAAGATTATTTGCTATGCAAGTTCCGCACCCTTTGTGATTGCATATATCGCAGTAATCGTGTGTCTTCATCCTCTCCGTCTTCGGAATATCTTTCTGCCCTAGCACATAATCCTCAAGTTGTCGCATAATCACATCAAAGAACGACTGTAATATATCGACCTTGCGTCCTAATCGGTATATGCTGATGTCGTGCAGTATCGTAATCACAATCAAAACAGCAAGTATAACGGCTATTACAAAGTCTTTCATTCGCTACTCCTTTCCAAGTTGTTCGGTTTTTCCGAACTGTTGCTCATAATTTCCGCACCCACCTTGTCTTGAACATCGGTGGTATGTCCTGTCCTTTATCTCTTTCGCCTGTCCAATGTGTGCCACCTGCTTCACCCTCACAAGTAAAGTTGGATGCTTTTAGGCTTGCTCCGTCTTCTGTCTCAAGAATGTAAGTCACAGCTTTCTTGTACCCCATAGCCTTACCTACTCGGCAGCAAGCGCCATATAACATTGAGCAAGCGTTTCGTGTTCCGTCTGTACAGAGTCGGTTAATCTCAAGTGTTAGTCCGTCATCGAGATATCTGCTGACAGGTCTGCCACAAACCGCACAACCTACCATTTTGTCATTGTCGAATAAGCCGATACAAAACTTGCATCCTACAGTTGCCTTATGATGTCTGTGATATTTGTTGATGAAGTCGCAAGCCTGTTTGAATGTTATCGGTCTTATCTTCATTACTCGCCCTCTCTTTCTCCACGGCTACAGAAATCATTCTCGGTCAGTTTGTAATCCGTAAAATCGCATCTCGGTTGCATCTTGCCGTGATTGATTGCCGTGTTGTAGTTATGCTTGCACTCTCCGCAAGTGACGATGTCCCTTAATTCGTATGCTCGAACAGTACCGCCCTTTGCCTTGTACTTGAATATCTTTCCGTCCTTGATGTTGTACGGCCCGTCTTGTAGTTGTTCGGCATCAATGTATATCATCGTCTGCTCCTTTCCACGGCTTTAAGTCCATCCACGCCACCGCCTTATTGTACTGAGGGATGTCGAACTCGCACCAATGCCACTCTACTGTAAGGTCAGTCCAAAAGGGATTCACGTTTGTCCATCTGCAAGAGCAAATATATCCGTCATCCGTGCAGATCAGATAAGTGGCTCTTTCCTGCTTCGGCAACCTCTCACTGCATGGAATCCACCTCGGGATGTCTGCCTTATCAGCCTCAAGCTGTCTCTCCGCTCCGCACTTAAAGCCCTTGATAAAATCCTCGGAGTAATACGGCTCATTGTTTGGATTAATTGTTATCTTCTCCATCGTCTGCTCCTTTCATCCTTGCTCCGCATCTACTGCACCACTTGTGAAACTCATTTCGGTCTTGTTCGGACTCGCTATATATAACCATTTCACAGTTAGAACATTTCCAAAGGTTTCTGCCCTTGTCTACCCACTCCCCTTGCGGTCTGCCTGCAAAATTGAATCCAACATATGATGTTTTGCCTTTAAGCACCCACCCGTCTGTGGTCTTTATCAGCGTGTAGTTACCCTCTTCGAGGTTACCTTTAAACAGTATGCTCATCGTCCACTCCTTTCATTCTTGCTCCGCACGATGGACAGTAGTTATAGTCCGCAGTTCTCCATTGCGTTTCTTCAAAGCCACAATTACTGCAATAATCCGTGTGGTGGTTTTTTGGCTTCCACTCCCCTTGCGGTCTATCTGTAATATCACTTCCTGCAAAAGCTACATCCTTCCCAACAAGCAC